ATTTCATGATCAGGATGCATTGCTTCGATTTTTTTCTTGTTTCTTGATCCTACTATTCGATCTTTATTCAATACAACGTAATATATTTTCATTTGTTTCTATTCCTTAATTTTACACACAACGCCATTCGTTCAGATTGCACAATGTCAATATCTGTGGCAGGTTTTGACATTTCAAAATGTCGCCAGGAGTTTGTTTGTTTTTGTCGTGGTTGGAGTTTAAGGCTGTTTGCTCGTTTGTCTTTAGCGTTCATATTTGTAGCTGTCCATAGGTTGATTGGCGGGAAATTAATGTCTGGCCAGTACATTAGAATAATGATGAATTGATTACAACTTCCATACCTTTTGTAGCTTCTTCAACTGCCTCTGCAGTAAGCCATCCGCCAGTTTCTGAGATCATTATAGACCCATCGTCATTCATTCCAATGTGGTCGTTAAGCTCAAATGTTCCGTCGTCACTGGGTTTTGTAACGATGTATCGTACCCCTGGTATCATTTTACATTGCTTAATTTCTATTAAGCCTTCAATTGTTATTTTATCTCCTACATTAAAGTTTTTATCATGTTTTTTTACTGTAAATTCATTGTTCATTATTTATTTTCCTCAAAAATTTCTCACGATCTTCAAGTTTAATGTCCGTCAAATACTCATCAATTTCATCATATCCGGCCTTAAAAAGAGCAACACCAAAGACAGCATCACTTATTGATAAAAAGCCATTAGAACACGTTATTCTTTCGTTTTTGACAGGTTGTTTTTGTTTGCTCAGTGCTTCAAGTATTGATATATTCATTTCATTTGATCAGCAAGCTTAAGAAGATCATTTGCTAACTCTATAATTTCTTCTTTTGTAAGCATGACTGAATAATATCCATCACAACATTCGATTAATTCAACATGTTTACCATCATTCATGACTTCAGTCATAAATATTCTTTCACCATCAAACCCAAGTTTTTCTAACATTTAAAATTCCCTATTTACGGAATTTAAAACAATTTTCAAGATCAATTAAGGGAATTATTTCCTTTTCTGTTGACCTTCTTTTTTTTTGTGCTTCTGACATCTTTTTTTTTGTTTCATCAGACATTTTACGTTTTGAAATAGACATTTTTCTTCGTGTTTCTTCGCTCAATTTTCTTCCTGTAGCTAAAAAAGAAAGCCTGTCTTTATGTTCTTCTGAAATCTTTTTCCCTTTATTTGCTGAAGATATTTTTTTCTTTGTTTCTTCACTTCTAGGAATACCAGTCCTAGATAAAGATATTTTCTCTTTTGTTTCTTCACTATGTTTTGTTCCACGTTTCATTTATTTAAAATGTCCAATTTATTAGTTTATTAAACCTGCCATCTTTGATGACAGTAATTGTTTTTATTGTGTGAAAATACTGGTTATAGTAATTTTCAAACAAAAATAACAAGTTCTTTACATTATGACCACCTTGAAACTTGCCTATTTCGTACCAGTCACGTTTATTTTTCATAAGGCTTTGAATCTTTGCAATAGCTAGCCCACGAGCGGAGCCGCTATGATCCAAGCAAATGTACTCTACATGCAATAAAAAAAATTTTTCATCGTAAAATATAGCCCTTATCATAGTCGTGTCATCCTTATGATACTCATCAAAATAAACCTCGCTAATATTGTACGTTATTTTATTTTGATCTTGTTTCAATGCCAAAGCCTGTACCTTAGTTCTCATTGAGTAGAGACCATCTTCTGACTCACTGATAAATTGTGCTTTGCATTTACGGCAATATTTTGCACTTAAATGATTCTGATGTCCACAATAATCATTTTTTTTATAATTTACATTTTCAAATAAAACATCTTCATCAAGATAGGCTGTACATTCTTTTTTTGGTGTTTCTTCTTTTGGTGGTCTAACAGTTGGAACAATAACATTTTCAATTCCTCCATTGGTTAATCTTGATAAGTTAGTGCCGTAGTCGATTAAGAAGCCATGTACCTTATCATCATGTGGTCTTATAACCCTACCAACCATTTGGATAAGTTTACCTGGTGATGTAGTTGCAGATAATAATCCAACGCATTCAAGAGACCGCATATCGAAACCTTCTGATAAAAGGTTTACATTGACTATGTATCTATTACCTTTACCGTTTTTAAGCCAATTTAAGGCATCTTTGCGCTCATTTTTTGGCATATCCCCATAGATGATACGCATGGTTGAGTTATCTCCCCAGGCAGTCAAAATATGCTGTGCATTGGCCACACTTGAGGCAAAGATAACAGCGGTAGATATGTTGTGCTCAATAAACTTTTGGCGCATATCTGCAACAGCATTTTCAATGATTGCATCAAACTTTATACCTGCTTCTGCTTGGTTGTAGTCATAGCCAGATTTACTAACACCATCCAGATTAACACTAACATCAGAGTTAAGCGTCTCTATGTGAGATAGATAGCCATCTTCAATCAGTTTTTTTAATCCTGGATCAATAGCAGTATCAAATACTTTGTGTGTAAAGAATGGTTTTGTCTTGTGTGTTTCCTCGTGCAATTCCCCCTGGTCAAGTCTGTAAGGCGTGCCAGTAAAGCCACAAACATTTAGATTAGGATTGATGTGCAGCAATCCTTCTATTATCTTCTGATAGATTCCTTTGTCACCTTCTTTGAATCTTGTCCTATGACATTCATCTATAAAGCAATAATCGAACGATCCTGATACTGTGCGCTTATTAACAAAGCTCGATGCCATTGCAACTACAGCTTGTTTATGGCGTTGGTTCTTGCCAAGCTGAGAGCATACAATGCCTAATGCTTCTTTGTTGTCGAGGTAACCAAGCGCTTCTGCGTAGTTCTGTTCTACCAGTTCAAGACGTGGAACAAGCTGCAATACTCGCTTTCCTTCGTTAACGTACCGGTTAGTTAATGCAGCTAGGCATAGAGATTTACCAAGCCCTGTAAAGAGAGAAGCATAAGGCCTCTCTCCTTTATGCATAGACACATGAACAGCTTTGCAGGCTTGCTGCTGGTAATTTCTAAGCTGTTTTTTCATGAAACAATGAGTATTTCTTTTTTGACAAGATAACAACCAGAAATAGATTTATCTTTAACAATTCTTTGATCAGATTGAATTTCAAGCAGTTTTTGTTTGATCAGTTCTGTTTTTGGTTTCATGATAACTTCGATGTAATCTCTTTCTAGGTTCATGATAGAAAAGTCTTCTGCAAATTCCAGTGAACCTTTGCTGGTATAATGTGAGCAATTGAACAACTCGCCTTTGTGCTTGTCAATGCAAAAGTCCAGCATCAGAGACAAGATATGTTCTTTAATAAACTCGTGAACTTTTTCTTTTCTTTTGATATTGGCATCGTGAGACTTAAGATAGCGTTTCCTATTTTCTACAGCTGTTTCGTGGGCAGCTTTTGCTTCTGCTAATACTGGCAGCCAGTAGTCAATCTTTTTGTGTACATCACCAGCAACAGATTCAAGTATTCTTTGTACATGCTCAAACTCTTCCTTGTCATCACCTGTAAGCCATTCAAGCTCTTCAAGTGCCAAAGCCTGTTTTTCTTTTAGTTCAAATATTTTCATCATTCAATACCGCTTGTGTTTGGTGATGGTGTCATAACTGCAATTGCTATTTGAAATATACCGATAGTAAGGATTGCAAATATGACCATTAATTTTATTGTTTCTATAAGTGCTTTCATTATATTCAATGTTATGTTTTTATGCATTGTTGTAACAAATCGATTGCTTCATTTATATTATCTTCAGCAATACCCCAATATGTATCGGCACAACCATCACTTATTTGTTTATTATTTGAGTTGTCATAATTTTTTTTCGCATTTAAAATTCTGTTTAAAATAGCCTGTAATGCAGCAATTTCTAAATTATTCATTTTAATTCCAAGTAATAATGATAGGAGCCATCCTTGGCTATTGAATATCAGAATGGGATATCTTCATCAAGCATGTCGATAACGTCAGCTGTGCTTATTGGATCAACAACAGGAGCATTAGGCTGGTTTGATGCCTGTTTTATAATGTGATCATCTTCAAGAAGAATTGAAAGATAGCGATCACATGAAACAGCATCGGAGTTTGTCAAGAACTCACCTGCTGATTGTTTTGTGTCAACATCAAAAAACTGTCTGAATTCCATCACTGTTTTTGTTTCGTCAGATTCTTCCCATATACCATTAACAAGGATATTTTTTTGCCTTATACATGCTTCCAGTATGATTCCGATTTGCTGGCCGACAAGATCAGTATAGACCATCTTTTTTTGCTCAACATCTTGACGAAGATCGAAGTCATATATCGCCACACGTCCAGGTTTGCTGGATAGTTCATCAATATCAAGTAGAGCTTGAAGGTCATTGATTGATTGTAATGCAGGTAGGTCTTTGCCATTTTTGTCAGTTGAAAGTCCGTTCCTACACTTCCACATCAAATCAAAATTTGAATATTGACCATTGTCAGTTACAATTTCAAAATGAATTGAAGCTGATTCAGAGCCGGGGACTTGTGATTTTTTATCATAGCACTTTGTTATTGTGCATGGATAGAAGCCAGTTTTTTTGATAGGTCCAGCGCTGAATGATTGTACTTTTGTTGTATCTTTTTTAAATGCCATTTTTTATTTCTCTAAGTCTATGAATATTTGTTTTGATGTTTCAGGATCACGTATATCAATAATATATTGATCCTTGACGTTTTCGAATTTTTCTGTCCTCATTTTTGCAAAAAATGAGTTAGTCCCCCTGGTGCTTACTGTTATTTCCGGTGGGAAGTCATTGTCAGCAACATGTTTCACTGTTCCAAACGCGTTACGTTTTGCTTTAGTATTTACTGATGAATCCATAAAAAGAACCCAGTCAGCCTTCGCAGTTAACAGGTTAGGCACTGAGTAAATGCCAAATTCTGCCATGTCTATGCCATGTTTTTTGTAATCATTACCATCAGAGTCAGACATGTTTTTTTGACGGCTGTGAGCAATAAGGATGACATTAATACCTTTTTTGTGCAGATATTTTAGAGCCGTAAAGAACCTGGTCTCCCATACGGTAACAATAGCAGAATATCCAGTGCCGAAATCAAAGTCTGCTATGGATGATATTTTTTTTACTTCGCCATTCTTTTTGTGTATTTCCGGCGTTTCACTGATTAGTCTTTCAACTATCAGTTTGTCTACAAACATCCCTGAATCAACAACAATGGTTTTGTAGTCATGTTGTTTTTTTACAAATGACTGCATCATCTGGAAAAATTCATCTATTGTTTGTGGCAAATACACCATGCCATCTTTAATGAATTTACCAACCCCAGGAACTTTTTCAACTCCTTTCTCAACAGCTACAAAGAAAGGTTTTTCGGCATGTTTGCATAGCCATGTTTTACCGACTCCAGCTGGGCCATAAACTATTCCGAAATAAGGGCCATTAACAGGAGCTTCTGTAATATCAAGTTCATCTAGAAAGCTCATTTTGTTTTGTTCTCGATATAGATTGTCAATGCTTCTTCAACAAGGTCTTTAACCTTGATCTTGTTCTCTGGTGTTGCCAGTTTGCCTCTCAGGATCATGAGCTTTGAGAATAAATCCCATGAAATTGAAATAGCTTGCTTTGGTTTTGCTTTTTGTTCCATTATTTTTACCTTTTGTTTTTGTTGTGAATTTTTCGTGATGCTCTAACGCAGTCCATGTGTTTTCCGTGCCTTGCTTTTTTAGTAGTTAAAATTTTATTTTTTCTTTGTGGCAAAGATTCTAAATTAGTCGAAAGAGAATAATAATGTTCCATTGTTTTTCCTATTGATTAATTAATGTGAAAAATGATATTTTATTTTTTAGTAAATGTCAATTTTTATTTAATTAAAGCTCTCTAGCGTGAAATAAAGTAGTGGTTACCTGATTTCCAATCTTCCATTGCCTGCCAGTGCAGAAATAAACCATGGTCGATGCATCAAGGCTTAACTTCCTGATTTTTGCTGGTGGCTTCTTTTCAACAAAATTGTGTGGAACCAGCATTTCTTCCCTTCTTTTGAAGAACCTTTCCACATCGTCACGATGCCATAAATTTAAGTCTCTTGATCCAGATACCAGCATAACTCTATGCCTTACAGGGAAGTCATGGTGATTGACAAGTAGTCTTAGTTTGTTACGTCCCATTAAACCTTTATACTTGTTGTATATGTCATCAAAAGAAAACTCAAAACTTTGTTTCGCCATCCTTTTTTTGTAAAGTCTTACAAACAGTTCTGAAAGTTTCTTTTCATCTATTGGATGTTTGCCATTCACCCTTGGCAAGTTTTTGTTGATGCATTTATTTTTATAAATCACTTCTTTTGCAGATGCTTCGTTGTATCCTAGTCGATCTCTAAATTCTTCAAATGTCATATTTTTTATTCCTATTTTTAAAATGAGATGCTACTATATCAATTCCGTACGTACAAAACAACATTAAAATGAAAGAAGATAAAAAAACAGAAAGGCTTGAAATCAGGCTAACTAAAGAAGAAAAAAAACAACTGCATGACATTGCTCAAAAGCAGGAAATAACACTGTCTGATCTAGTCAGGCTTAAATCACTGTGCAATAAGGATAAAAATGACAGTAAAAGATAAGCTTAAAATATTATCAAAACAATACAATTTTTTATTAATGGAACATGGTGATAATAATAAAAAAGATGAGATAAATGATGTGCTTTATGAAATGTGTTTTTACACACATAAATTATTTTTATTTGGAAATTATGAAATTGAGGAAAATAAATGAATACATTTAAAACACAAGAAGAACTTCATCGTTTTTTGCTTGATGGTGGAACAATAGAATATATTGAAAGTGTTGATGGTAATACAATTTTAAGCTATCAAGATGGACAAATATGCTACCAAGACGGAAGAAAAGCATCTTTTCTATTTGCAATGCCTGAAGAATGGAAGCCATACGTAAAAAAAGAGTGGTATGAACAGATACCGGAAGATGGTGTTTGGTGTTGTATTGAAAATGAAGGCGAAGTTAATCATATTTTTAAATACAGAAAAGATACTTACATGACCAAGATTGATCTTAGTAAATGCAAGCCAATCACAAAAGAATTTTACGAAGAAATGGGAAAGAATATCTATGAATAATATTAAACAAAATAGACCGTTTGAACAACAAAATAAATTTGAAACACCATATGATATACATGGATATCTATTGAGCGGAGGAACAATTGTAAATATTTATGATAGAGAGACTATTATAAAATATGTTGGTTATGTATTAAAAAATTGTAAAACTGGAGAAATAAATAAAGATTTATTTATAAATCCAAGCGAATGGGAACCTTATATATCTAGTAATTGGTATGACGATATTCCTCCAAATGGTCTCTGGTGTAGTTATGAAGGAAAGCTAATGTTAATTAATGAATGTGAAAATGGAAAATTATTATTTAATGGAGAATTTATAAATCCTATGCTTGTAAAGCCGATAACAAGGGAATTTTACGAGGATATGTGGGGGCATATCTATGAATATTGATATATTCTTGACGGCCCTTGATAAAGTAAAAAAGACCGGATACAACAAATGGCTTGCCTGTTGCCCAGTACATAATGACAAAACACCTTCACTGGCAATCAGGATGGTGGATGGTGATAGGTTGTTGTTTCATTGCTTCGGATGCGGTGCAAATGGTATTGAAATTTGCAAAGCACTCAATATTGACCCAGGTAAACTATTTCCACCAAAGCTCGAAAACTATAAACGCGAAAGGACGCCATTCCCGGCAGATCAAATATTAACGGCTTTGGCTTATGAGGCCGGCATCGTCACAGCAGCATCTTACGCTATAGCTAATGGTGAAAAACTATCTCCTGGTGATGTGAGGCGTATAGAAATGGCAAAAGATAGGTTAACTGAAGGTCTCCAGTATGCTAAAACCTGATAAAGCCTATAAAGATTACATAGAAAAGGCAGATGCAGGAATTAGCTTTCTAGATGCAAAGATAAGAGAAAAGTCTACGGTAGTAGAAGATGTAGATGCCTGGATAACTGCGAGTGAATTATCTAAAAATGCAACAGCCCCAAATTATTTAATTGATAACATCCTTGAGTCAAAAACACATGGTTTGCTGGCAGGTGGTAGCCAGTCATTTAAGTCTTTTTGTGTTCTAAAGATCGCTCATTCTATATGTACCGGTAAAGATTTCTTTGGTCATGAGGTGTATGAGACTGGTAAGGTCTTATATATCTGTGGTGAAGGTATGGGTGCGTTAGGTAGGAGAATAAGGGCTCTTGATATAGTTGAAGGGGATATGGGTAATAACTTTATTGCAAAGAAAAGGCCTTTAGCTATTGATAACATTGCAGACATGGATTGGTTAAGGCTACAAATAAACGAAATTAAGCCTGTCCTGGTTGTTTTTGATACTTTCTCAAGCTTAGCTACCAGTACCGGAGAAAATATCAACGAAGAGGTAGCCAGGGCTCTTAGAATGGTATCTGATGCATGTAGTGATAGCGGTAGTAGTTCAATTATCGTACATCACTACGGTAAGGATGTAGAAAGGGGTAGTAGAGGGGCATCTGCTTTTAGTGCTAACGTTGATTTTGAATTCTCTATGTCAAGAGTTAATTCCAGTATGTCTACTGTACTCAGTTGTAAGAAAACAAAGGACGGTGATTATTTCGATGATATTGCACTCAATGCTTATGTGGTTGATTTAGGGCTCTTAAGGCAAAACGGAAAACCTACTACCTCACTTATACTTAAGGTAGGTAGTGTGTTACATGATCTTACTGAAAGACAGACCAAAGCACTTGAAATAATTTCTGATTTGATACAAAAGGAAGGTATTGCTGATTATGGTCATTGGGGAGTCAATGAGACTCAGATAAGAAAAGCTTTTAATGCAGCATTTAAAGATGATGTGTCTAATCCATACAAGTTGTTCTCAGAAATAATACCGGCATTAAAGAAGAAGCAAAAACTGGAAGAAGATGAGTCATTTTTTTGGCTTAAATAAATCTACTACCGTACTATCTAACCCTGTTTTTTAACGGTAGTAGACAATAAATATATACCTACTACCGTACCCTACCCTATAAGGGTACGGTAGTACGGTAGATTGTTAGGTATATTAGTTGGTATTTCTTTATTTATTATTTATTTATCAATAACATATAGCCGTTTTTGACTATTTATAAAGCATTTTTACATAGGGTAGACAATTTATTGAATATTTTAATAAAAAAGTTGTCACTACCAATACATAGTGGTAGAATATAAATTTAACTATGAGATAAAAAAAATGAGCATAGAAAATATATTAGAAAACATAAAAAATGCACAAATAGGATATTGTCCAAAAAAACCAACAAGGGAGCCTGAATCAATGAATAAACATGGTTATAGAGGAGTTACTTATATAAAAAAAGATGATCGTTATGCGGCTAGAATAAAAATAAATGGAATTAGATATCACCTTGGAAACTTTAAATCTGCTAAAGAAGCTTCTGAAGCATATCAGGAAGCATTAAAATCAATAAAATAATAAAAATATAATTTTACTTTTTTATAAAAGTATGAAACAATGTACTCAACGTTTCTAAATGCAGAAATGCTTCAATTAGAGACATTTTTAAACTAACCGGAGTAATGAAATGTTTGTATCATGCAATAAGAATTATCAAATATGCTTAGATGATGAACATGTTAATTCTTACAAAGATTACTTAGACTCAATAGCATGGAAAAAATAGTAATGCTTAGTAATAAGTTTTAGTAATAGGGGCAAATATGAAACATGTTTCAGATAGAGGTCTTTGGTATTGTGAAATAAATAATTTAAGTTATAGATGGTTTGTTGAAATATATCATCCATTCATGATAAAAAATCATAAGCCACATATAAACACTATTATTTTAAGTGCATTAACTGGGCTTTTTATTCAATATAACAAAGAAATAATTAGTTTTGAAATACTAATTTTTGGTTTTGGTTTCGGCTTATCAAGAGAGTCAAAAAAATGAAATTTATAATTGATATAACGAGAAGTAGATTTTCAAAGAAAAAGGCAGAAGTGTTAATGAGTCTAGGGTTTGAGTTTGATTTTGATCCTGAAGCTGACTCGTGGGGGAGTTATGTAAGAAAAGATGATAATAACTTATCAGTTGAAATTGAATCACTTGAACAATTAATTGAAATTTGTAAAAGTATTGAAGAAGAAGTTTTAATTGATGCAAAGAACATGTATTTATATTTAAGTGAGTGAGTGTTAAATAATGAAATTCAAGATTGAAACAAACCGTAACAGGTTTTCGAAAGAGAAAGCAGAAAAGCTCATGGTGATTGGTTTTGAGTTTATATTTGATATGGAGATGTGCTACCCATACAGAAAGATATATAACAAAAATTTGCTTATTGAAATTGAATCAATAGAACAATTAGTTGATCTTGGCAACAAAATTGATTGTGATTTAATCATAGATTCAAAAAACATGATTATATTTATAGGTGATGAATGAGGTGATGAAATGAAATTCGGAATAGATACTTTCAGGACAAGATACTCAAAGGAAGGCTCAGAAAAATTAAGTGAAATAGGATTTGAATTTAAATTTATCAAAGGGCAAGTGTTTCCATATGAGAAGGTGTATGGGCAAAAAGTATTTATTGAAATTAACAGCCTTTATGAATTAATTGCTCTATCCAAAAGAATTAATGAAAAAATAATTCTTGATTCAGACGATACATCAATTGAAATATATGATGATTATTAATTGGAGAAATTACAATGAAATACTGGACATTTTTAGTTTTATCAATGGGAATGACAATCACAGTGCAAGCATGGGGAAAGAGTGATGCAAGGAAGCATGTGATTAATCATGTTGGTTTAAAACATGATGCCGAGCTGAAGTGCATCAAATGTGAACGTGAGAGATGGTAGATTGATCAATAATAAAATATCAATAAGAAGTTATTACTTTGTAATTATTGTTGCTGTAATAGCTTTTTTTATGTCATTCAATGCTAATGCATACACACAAGAAGAACTGACAATGTACTATGCTAGAATGAAATGGTTGCAGTACATAAAGACTGTTCCTAGGTCGGCAATGACAGATGAGGAGTATTTGATGTTGGTTGATGCGAAGCTGAAGATGATGACTTGGCAAATTGAGTTTATACAAAGTGTTGGAGGAACAAGATGAGTGATGTTTATCCAAAAGGATTGAAAGAATCAGACTTGATATGTTTTGATGACTATACATTGCCTTTTCACATTGGCGATAATGATGGTCCTGATAAAAAAATAAAATGCAAAATATGTGGTAGCAATGCTTTCAATGTTGCAACTAGTAGTTATAGAACATCAATTAGATGTGTTAATTGTCTTTGGGAGTTGTGTGTACATGATGACTAAACATAAGCATTGTGATTTAATAAAGGCCTGGGCAGATGGTGAGTCAATTCAATATTGGTCACCAGTTTATAAGAAATGGATCGATTTCGAAGATGGACAACCAATACTCTGGAATTTGGAGAAATATAGAATAAAGCCTAAACTTTGGTTCCAAAGCAAAGGAATATCAGATCAGGAACAAATTGACATAGAGAAGGCTAAGATTCTTGTTAGGTGGGTTCATGAGTTTTGTGATAAACCTGTTTTAAAAGTTAAATCAAGCCATGATAATTTTTATAATGACTATAAAGTACTAATTGAATATGAGGTAAGCATGAAAGAAGCTGAACTGTTTGAAAAAATGTTTGATAATGAAGATATTGCAATTTGAATTGTTTTGTGTTAGTGTTGTTATATTTATAACTATTGCAACACTAATTTAATAATATAATAAATTCTATGCCCGTAGAAAAAGGACAGAAATTAAAGGGAGCAGGAAGACCTAAAGGAATGGAAAACAAAGTCACAAAAGAACTTAAGGATATGATCCTTGGAGCTCTAGACGATGCTGGTGGACAGGAATATCTAAGACAGAGGGCTTTAGACACACCAGGGCCTTTCATGGCTCTTGTTGGAAAAATTCTTCCTAAAAATATAGATGCTAATATTTCAGGTGATGTTCGCATTACATCAATAACTAGAACAATAGTCGATGCAGCTGGAAATAAAGACAGCTAGAGTCTTTGAACCACTCCTAAAAGACGTTCGCTTTAAAGGTGCTCGCGGTGGTCGTGGTTCTGGTAAGTCTCATTTCTTTGCAGAACTTTTGATTGATGAATCACTTGATTCTCACATTCGTGCTGTCTGTGGTCGTGAAGTCCAGAACTCAATTAAAGACTCCAGTAAACAGTTATTAGAAGATAAGATAAGAGCTCTAGGTGTTGAATCACTGTTTAAGATTACTGATTCTGAGATAAGAGGCCCTAATGACTCACTGTTTATCTTCAAAGGCTTACTAGGACATACAGTTTCAAGTATCAAGTCACTTGAAGGCTTCAATAGGCTCTGGATTGAAGAAGCACAGACCGTAAGCCAAAAGTCTTTAGACTTGGCAATCCCTACATTCAGAACTCCTGGAGCTCAAATATGGTCTAGCTGGAATCCTTACTCACCAGACGATCCGATTGACAAGTTCTTCCTGGAGAACAAAGACGATCCGAACATAACACTTGTAAACGCGAACTATTATGACAATCCTTGGTTACCAGAAGAACTCAGACAGGACATGGAGCGTGACAAAAAGCGCGACCCTGAAAAGTATTCTCATGTCTGGCTTGGTGAATATAGGTCAATGTCTGAAGCTCGGGTGTTCAAGAATTGGAAAGTCGATGATTTTTGCCGTCCGGCAGGTACTGTGTACCGTCAGGGTCTTGATTTTGGTTACGCCGTCGATCCTACTGCTTTCGTTCGCTGCAGTGTGGACGGGAACAATCTTTATATTGATTATGAAGCTGTTATGGTTGGTTGTGAAATTGTTAATACTCCTGATCTCTTGAGACAAATACCTGATAGCGATCATTGGTTCATCACTGCTGACAGTGCAAGACCAGAGACAATAAGCCATCTGCAAAAGAATGGATACCCAAAGATAACCTATTCCAAGAAAGGCTCAGGTTCAGTAAAAGAAGGCATCGAGTTTCTTAAGTCTTTTGATATAATAGTGCATCCAAGGTGTATAAACACAATCAAGGAACTATCGAGATATTCATACAAGATAGACCCTAAAACAAACTTTATACTGCCTGAGTTCGATGATAAAGACAACCACATAATCGATGCTTTGCGTTATGCTCTTGAAGGTGTTATGCGAGTAGTGACAAAGAAGCCTAAACAAACAAACATACAAATACCGGTAGGGTCGTGGATGTAATGACAGATAAAACACTGGAAATAGCCCGTAAACGCTTCGCACAGGCAGAAGAAGCAGATCAGGAAAACCGCCGTGAACGTGTCAATGATATAAAGTTTGTGCGCTTAGGTGAACAATGGCCAGAATCAGTTAAACGCGATCGTGAGCGTCCTGGTGCTGAACGTCCAATGCTTACCATCAACAGACTTTTGCAATTCCGTAATCAGATCGTTAACGAGATAAGGCAGAACTGCCCAAGCGTCAAGTTCCGTCCAGAAAACGATGAGGCAGACGTTGAGACAGCAGAAATCTATAACGGCCTATATCGACACATTCATCACACTGGAGGTGCAAAGATTGCTTATGTGACGGCGGCAGAAAATCAGGTTGATACAGGTATCGGCTATTTCCGCATTTACACTGACTATTGCGACTCAGATTCATTCGATCAGGAAATAAAGTTCAAACGCATTTTAGACTCCAATTCTGTTTATTTTGACCAAAACAGCAATGAGCCAGACGGCTCAGATTCGATGTTTGCTTTTGTAGTTGAAGATATTTCCAAGGATGATTTCGAAAAGCTATATCCTAAGGCTGAAGCAAAAGGCTGGGAAGAAGACACATCAGGGTGGATCAGTAAAGATAATGTAAGAGTAGCAGACTACTTATATATAGATATAAAGACAGTTACGATATGCCAAATGCAAGATGGATCAACAGTCAATAAGGATGAATTGCCGGAAGAATTTTATCCACTTATTGTTAAAGAACGCAAGTCCGAAAAAAGAACATGCAAAATATGTAAGATCGGAGGCAATGAAATCCTTGAAGAATCAGAGATGCCATGCTCTTATATCCCAGTCATTCCAGTTATAGGTTCAGAGGTTTATGTTGAAGGTAAACGCACATTATACGGTCTTACACGACCGGCAAAAGATTCCCAGCGATTGTATAACTACATGGAGACTGCCAACACAGAATTGCTTGGTCTTGCTCCGAGGGCGCCTTATGTCGTCGCAGCAGGGCAGATCGACGGTTATGAGAACGAATGGCAAGCTGCTAACAGGGTTAACCTATCTGTGCTCACATATAATCCAGTCTCCGATCTAGGCACATTGCTTCCAGCTCCAAGAAGAGAAATGCCTCCAGGACAGAACCCTGGCTTTGAATCTGCAATGAACAGAGCAGCAGAAGATATAAAGGCTACAATGGGCATTTACGATGCCTCAGTAGGTAATCGCGAAGGTGATCAATCAGGTAAGGCAATAAACTCTCAGATTAGGCAAGGACAAGTAGGTAACTACCATTTCCAGGATAACCTTGCGCTCTCAGTACAGCAATGCGGTAAGATCATTGCAGAGTTAATACCAACAATCTACGACACTGCACGCATCATAAAGATATTAGGGGAGGATGGATCACCAAAAAGCGTGAAGATAGACCCTAACGCACCTCAAGCAGTAAACAAAACAGAAGATTCAACAATCTACAACCTTAACAAAGGCAAGTATCACGTTGTCTCTGATGTTGGCCCATCATTCGCAACTCGTAGACAGGAAGCAGCAGAAGCACAGATTCAAATGTGCCAAGCCGATCCTACTCTTATGCAAATTGCCGGGGACATCATCATAAGTAACATGGACTGGCCCGGTGCAGATGACATAGCTAAGCGCAAAAAAGCCATGCTGCCTCCACAGATACAAGATATTATCGATGCTGATAATGAAGAAGGTCAGAAAAAGCTTGATCCACAAGTAGAAATGCAGATGAACCAAATGGCCGACCAGGTCGAGCATTTGAGTGCAGAATTACAAAAGATGCAAGCTGATGTTGAAAGCAAAGAAGAAGAACTAGAGATTAAGCGTTTTGAAGCAGAAACAAAGCGGCTTGAGGTTCAGCACAAGATAGCTCTTGAATCTACAGACTTGACACATAGACTGGCTTTAGAACAGGTAAATGCTGAATTAATGAAGCCAAACAATGGTGAATCAGAAGATGTAAGTGATGAAGAACCAGCAGAGGAAAAGCCACAAGAACCTGCTCCACCACATCCAGACTTACTGAAAGCTATCAATGATTTAAAAGATACACATAGTCAAACTCAGGCTATAATAGGCGCAATTAACAAACCCAAACGCATCATTAGAGGTGCTGATGGTAGGCCGGAAGGCATAGAATAAACTTAACCACAGGACAAATAAAATGGCAATAGCTTACGCAGTACCATTAAGAAACACCATGCTTGATGCGATTACCAGCTTAGCTGGTGCATCATGTTTAATAAATATCTATGACGGCACAAGACCAGCAACTGGAGGCACAGCTACAACATTGCTTGCACAGCTTACCGGTAATGCGACATTTGCTCCTGCTGCATCTGGTGGTGTTTTGACCCTCAATGCAATAACACAAGACTCAAGTGCAAACGCCACAGGCACGGCAACATGGTTCCGTATTTATGCATCGAACGGCACAACTCATGTTATGGATGGAAACGTAGGAACTTCAGGTAGTGATTTGAACTTGACTACTGTATCCATTGTCACCGCTCAGCCAGTCTCTATATCCTCATTCGTTATAACAGAGGCTAATCCATAATGGCTTCCTTAACTGATGCTCAACTGGTAACACTTAAAGCGGCAATACTAGCATCTGTTGATGCTGAGATTATCGCATTAAGAACGGCTCGTAATGATACAGAGCTCACAATAAAACTGAACAGCAACGTATCACCTGCTCAATTAGCATGGGTAAGCAATCAATTACCACAAGATTCAGATGCTGCACCCGATTACTCACTTTACGATAGTCTATTAGCTGGTAAACGTGACTCCTGGCGTTTATTCCTGGCTTATCCTCGTGACTTCACAAAGAACAAGATTCGCAAATGGGTAACTGATGTTTGGGGTAATGCAACAGTTGGCAGCAATGCTGAGTTAGTCCTACAGGCAGCTACAAAAAGTATCACCTTTTTTGAGTTGATGTTCGGTGGTACAGATGCAACAACAGGCACAGTTACAGCAAAAAAGCTAAATATCCTTGGGCCTGTAGCAATGCAAGATGTGAGCGCAGCACTCAATTTACCATAAGGCTTTAAACCATGGCTAATGAATTATATTTACGTAAAGGCACATCCAAGCTAGTCAATGGTGAATCCACTGCTGATGTAGCCTTATCAATGGAAGGCGTTACAACCGCAGCCGGTCGTGTATCTGCCCAAATAGATTGGGGTGTTGCACCTAGACCCTATACTTACTCATGGTCATGCGAGGTACAATTTCAGGCTACACCAACACAAGGGCTTGGGCTTGAGTTGTACATTGCCTGTGCTCCTGATGCTGACGCGACTCAGATTGATGGTGATATAGGCAACGTTGATGCTGCATTAGGTGATATAGACATGAGGCGTAACCTACAACAAATAGGATATGTTGTAAGTGAGAATGCAGCGGCAGCAGAAAAGTGTGTAGCTTCTGGTATATTCGAGTGCGATAAACGCTACATGTCAATAGTTTGTTATAACGCCAGCGGAGCAACAGTAAACGCAACAGATAGCAACTTTAGGTTTGATATAGTTCCGGTTTACTATCAAGGACAATAAAAATGTCCTATGGTCGTATAAATCGAGACAAGATCACACGTCAACCAAGGCAACAATACCCAGTAACCAATAACGACATTGGTAAGGGTCTTGTTGCTCTTGCAATTCCTGCTATTCAGTATGATCTAAAGACACGTAAAGCTGTTACTTATAGTGGCAATGCGCTATTAGATCAGGATTACAATGGTAACTATTGGCATGGTGCAGCGACAAACTCACCTGTTGATATTGGAGCTACAGCCGGCTTAAGTTCAGTCTTAGATCAGACCAGACCATGGTCTATAGCTACAAAAATATTTCTTGATGATATAACATCATCACAAGAATATATCGGCGACATGAACGCAGCAGGGGCTAACCGAAGCATTGAGCTTTTAGTTAGTGCTGGTGTTCTATATGCTATCGGATACGGCACAACCAACTCACAAGCAACCTACACACTGCCAAGCACAGGCATGTATGACATCATGGTTGTTAGTTCTGGTGGGTCAGCATTTGTTATCTCTCTATATGTCAATGGTGTTCTGGTAAATACAGGCTCAGCAGCAAGCAGTAACCAAGCAGCTGGAACAACCCTTAGATTAATGAATCCTGGCGCATACACTGCTGGATTTGGTGCACTAGGGCATATGTATTATTGCGCCTTCTTCCAAGGTGATAAGTCAAAATATGCAAAAGACCTCTATAAAAATCCTTGGCAATTGCTTGATGGCACAACATCAAATTATGGATTCTTTAGTCAATCTACAATAACTGGCACATTAGCCACCACTAACGCCAACGACACACTTTCAGCTAGCGGCACAACTACAATAGTAGGCACACTTGCTCGCACAAATGCCAACGATACATCAGTAGCTTCAGGAACCACTACAATTGTCGGCTCTCTAGCCAGAACCAACATCAATGACACAGTAAGCGCATCTGGCACGACAACTGTAACAGGATCATCATCCACAACTAATGTCAATGATACGGTAGTAGCCTCCGGGAGTGTTGGCAGTGCTGTGAGTGGTACTCTTGCCTACGTAAACATCAATGATACATTATCAGCAAGTGGCACGACTACAATCACAGGAACATTGGCAAGAACTAACGCTAATGATTCAGTTGTAGCAAATGGCTCTCCAATAATTGTCGGCATCTTAGCAACAACAAACAGCAATGATACTCTAGCAGCTAGTGGTGCTGTTGGTGATGCTGTAACAGGATCAGTATCGGTCACTAATGCCAATGATACGTTAGTAGCTTCAGGTACAACCACGATAATAGGGTCATTAGCAAAGACAAACAGTAACGATACATTAGTATCATCAGGAACGACAACAATCGTCGGTTCAGCGTCAATTACAAATGCTAATGATACACTTGTTGCTATTGGATCAGCTACAGGAGCGACAACCCTAACATCTCAAGACCTGCTTGACATTGCTGATGCTGTTTGGGATCACAGTTCAGCAGTACACCTTGAGTTATTGCTTACTGAAGCATGGGGAAGGTTAGGTTTAGACATAACTGCGCCGTTGGTGAGTGGTCAAACAGAGATAAGCTTCGGTTCGATTGTTATGGCATTAACTGAAGCAAGTGGAACTGTAACCTGCGCTAGACAATGATAAATCCACGTGCAATTGTAACATTAGGGCTAGGGTTTGATAGCCTATCAAAGGCCACTATTGGCTTTGTTACACAAGCAGCAGAAATATTTTATCCTTATTTCGGTGCTGCTGGTGATTATCGGCACGAAGACAAAAGAAAGCCAAAGCCACGCATAGTAAAAAAAGTAATTAAAGAAGTAGCAAAAGAGTTATTACCAAAAAAGAAAATAATACCAAAATATTACACTGAGACCATTGATGTTAACAGAATATCAGCCTTGATACAGTATGATA